TGTTACATTCAGTTTGTGGCTGATAGATTATGTGTTCAATTAGGCTTCGATAAGATATATGGAACTAAGAACCCATTTGAGTTTATGGAAATGATCTCATTAGAGAGCAAAACAAACTTTTTTGAAAGTCGGGTTTCAGACTATGCTTTAGCTGATAAGAAGAGAGAAGATGATGTTTTTGACATGGATGCGAACTTTTAAGTAAGATATTATGTTACGATAATATATAGTAATTTAATATCTAAAATGTCAGAAGAAATCTCCATCGAAGGCATACTAATGGAACAAGATGGTAGTGAACGAGATGATAGTTATGCTGAAAATATAGAAACTTCCGAAAATATAGAAACTTCCGAAAAAACTAGCAAAACCATACGTGAAATTAACCTAGCTGAATTAGTTACTTTACCATCTACTGAAAAAGAGGGAACGCCTAACAAATCTATTGGTAGGCTTCTGAGACAGTGTGTTGCACTACATGATGATTTTGAATCGGACAGCTTGACTAAAAGTGTTATTTTATTTGCCACAAATAAGAATGAGAAGAAGACTAAAAAGAAGTTGACTAGCAGTGTTGTTAATGACGATATAATAACCCCTGAATCAGTCCTCCAGCTTGCACATGAAATAGAAGTTTCGAAGCGCGATTCATTAAGTACTTTTCAAACAGAACAAATAACAAAAATTATTTTAAAAGCTGTAAAAGCTATTGAGAGCCGAAACACAAAGGAAAAACAAAAGAAAAGTGATATTGTATGTATATCACAATTATGGTATAGTATTCTTGTAAAAAGTATATCGGATGTGGCTCAGTTTGGGTCGGTTGTGCGTAACGCACATCTAATCATGAAGGATCACCCGTCTACCGACGTTCCCCCATGTATCGCATATCTTAGTTCTGATCTTATTGCGGCAGCTGAAGCGACTACTCTTGGTCGACAGATAAACCATCCTTATTTAATACTATCAACTAAAAAAACATCAAATATTACACAACAAATTATCTTGCAAAAGAGAGAAATCGCAGCAACTGCTCTATTTTTAGTTTGTATGTTTGATAATGATAGTGGATATCTTTCAACTATCATGCGTCAATATATTTCTACTAATGCGAATGATACAGAAACCGTAACAAAAGCTAATAAACATGCCGAAATGATATCGGAGGTCTATAAAGATATGAATAAAACCCAAGGTATTGATGACCCATTTGGGTTAGTTGATACATTTAAAGCTACTTTTTCGCAAAAGTTTTTGCGAAGTTTTTCTCTTGGTTCATCAACTGCCAACAACTACAATCAACATGACCCAATAATGGTGCAAATACAAAAATGGGCAGATGATACAATAAATGGTGTTGGAACTGATTCTCCAGAACAAAAATTTCGAGATGGCACATACAAGAGCTTTATAGATAGCATAAACGCGTATAGTTATTCACATGAGGAAACTGACACCAATTATCTATTTTTTAAGAACGATGATGTTACTGGTGTGGAAGGTATAATTAACATATTTCAAGAAATGATTATGTTTGGAAGCAAAGATAATATGTTTGTTATTCCTCGATGGATACATCAACTATCGGTCGATATACATACGTCCAGATTCGAAAATCAAATAGACGAGTTGAGCACGGATGAAGAAACTAATATGTCTATTGCAGAAATTATTGCGGCAACTGAAGATGCGACATATGGACATGACTTTAAATCAATTGAAGGAATTAGGTTTCTTGGCGAAGTATTTATGAACAAAGTACTGGCTGAAACTGATGGGATTAAAAGTCAAGTTAAAGGTCAAGAAAAAGAGAATATATTTAACTATAAACCGTTAAATTATCATAGAGACAAATCAGTTTCGAAGGGTTCATATGAGAAACGTTGTATTATTGAAGTTTTAGAACGTAATCGTTATGTCACCATTACACAATATCGGGATCAATATGTTGTCATTTTTAACTCAAATGAAAACTTTTTAACATACGATCTAGAAAAACTACCATTGCAAGATACAACCACAAAATGGAATATCGGTCAAACACCTTTATATTCTAACCGGAAAGAACGTGGTCAGACAATTACACATCGCAAGATCTATATGTCTATTGATTACTCTAAGGGAACGCCCAGTTTCTTTGAGCACATTTCAAATACAAAAAATGCGATACGTAGCTATAGTAGAGTTGAGCCAAATACCTATGCATTTGATTTTATTATGAGTAATAACTATGCGACACTTCTACAAGAAATTAATAGTGAAACGGGTTTTAATGAAATAATGGATGTAACAACTATGTTTGATGGTGCGGCACCCATTGGCGGAGTTCCATATTTTTTTACACAAGGAGATGTTGACTCATCTAGTACTAAAACTCCTGTGCCACATATTAACATAATCACCACATCTGGTGGAACTCTGGAAATGAAAACTTTTGCAAATGATCCATCTTCGCCAGATATAACGAAATGGTTGGAAACACAATCCAGTAAAGGAGGACTTGGGAAAAATATTACTACTTTATCGAAAAAAATAAAAGATAGTATAGATCAATCCAGAACTGATGATTTATCACCTACGATAGACGTTCGTAACAGGGATCTTGGCGAAATGTACGAGTTTGGTATTATTCTAGGTATGTTTTTTAATGCGGTGTATAGTAAATCGGAAATAATCCAAAACTATGAATTAATTTTAACCGCTATTGAAACTGCTATATTGAAAGAGAAAAACTCAGAAGGTTCGAGAGAAACAAGGTCAAGAAAACAAACATCTCGATATGGCAGTGAGGTAGACGCGTATCAGGAGATGATAACTACTACAAAAAATACAACGATACAATTAATCGTAACGAAACTTCTTGAGTTTAATGATAAGGTCATCGACACAATAATGCGTAGAATGAATGGACTAATAAAACCCTTGCCCACACTCTCACCCCAATCATCGTCATCCTCGTCATCCTATGCAAAACAAGATTCTCGTATATTCGATATTATTAATGAGGTGTTTAACGTTGCGCTCATTTTTGAAACAAATACCAAAGATAAGTCCGTAGATATGTATAAGGATACTGACAAAGAAGACGAGGCTTTTTTAGATTGCATGATTACTATGTTAAGTGGTGCATTAAAGATATCTTCGAGCAATATGACAAGTGGTAACTTCCTATCAGGTGAGACCCTATTAAGCAACGGTGTTATAAGACCAGAAATAATACAAGAGTTTGAAGAAGCTAAAAATATTACCAAGACAAAGGATACTATTATTAGTAGAAAAAGACGTATGACGGACTCTATAGGTCATACAACTGGTGCACGTGTTGACTACTCGAACAAAAGTCCTATTGCAAACGCCAATAATAATCCTGAATATCCTAACTCTGCTAATGCAAGATTCCAATCAACTCCACAATCTCCTATAAATGGAACACCGTCTTCAGTAGAAGGTTCGGATGAAGAACCCAGCCAAAATGGACAAATTGATGATTATGGAAGTGTAAACGACAACAGTCAATCCGGTTCACAATCGTCAGAGTCAGAAACAGAAACAGCACCAGCAGCAGCAGCATCGGATATGTCAGGATCAGATTCAGAAACAGAAGTAGCGTCAGCACCAGCACCAGCACCAGCACCAGCACCAGCAGCCCCAGAATCAGAAATGTCAGAATCAGAATCAGACACAGAACCAGCAGCCCCAGAATCAGAAATGTCAGAATCAGACACAGAACCAGCAGCGACAGAACCAGCAGCGACAGAACCAGCGTGGCTTACACAACCGTCGACAGCTAATAATGATAAACCAAAACCAAAACCAGTAAAATCACTACAGAAAAGGTTCGGATCCAAAAAAGGTGGCAGAAATATCTCACACAAGAAGAATAAAAGGGGAAACAATCTAACCCAGCATAGATCTACCAAATCAAATAAGAAAGCAAAATCTTCTCGCAAAGGATCACGAAAAGCACACAAAGAGAGAAAACCACAACGAACCAGACGTCTTAATAAATGAAATGATACTTAAAGATAATACATTCTATCATAATAACTAAGTATTATGAAGGTAACCAGTGCCAAAACATTGCATCCAGTAGAAGTTATATCGTTAGCGGAGCGATCTCTTTGGGGAGAAAGAAATAAACTTCTTAACCACCACAAAAGCTATGCGGTGCGAAGCAGTTATTATCCACATAACATGGATGAATGGCACGAGAAAGAAACCGAGATTTGTCGAGAATATAATATGAAGATCGCACGCTTAAACCATGTCAGAAGAGAAATACATAGAACTAGGTATGAAAGCATTCACTCTCTTAATAAAGTTGACCGCGATGATTATGACAGTGACGCAACAGAAACGGATATTACCCCGTCTATGTCACAAGACACGCAATACACGCAAGACACACAACACGCTCAAAACACACAAATGTATATATGTAGATTAAAAAAGTTTATACACGATCAAGTTCAACTATTGTGGTATTGATTTACTGAATAAATCTTACTGAACAAAACAAGAATACGGTATTCTTGTTTTGTGTTATTTTGTTTACATCCAAATTACATCGGGCGTATCCTAGACAACATATTTCTCCATGTTTCTATACTAGCTTCCGCAGTGGCACATAGTAGATCGTGCTGATCAGTTGCATACTTGGTCGTTAACAAACCGTGTATTTTATGTTTGAAAACCCGATCTTTGAAGAGATCTTCTGCTTCGCGAAATGCCGTGTCAACGTCACCGTTTTGATCGCGATGCATTTTATAAAGAATGCAGCGGTCAAAATCGTATGCCGCAAGTAAATCTGCCTCGCGCACTATATGAAACGCACGTTGATATTCGCCGTGACACGGAAAGCCATTTTTTTTCACTTTAGAGTAAGACATCGTGGAGATTACGTCTAGAATAGCTTTTCTTTCAATTGGTTTGATAGAGTTACGTTCTAGAAAGAGATCGATATCATGCATTCCTTCATCTACATTTGTATATTTATCGTCGCACATATCATGCAATGCTGCTGCACTATAAATAATCTTTTCGTATTGGGTTATGGGGGGTGATGTGTACTTTTCTTGTTCATATATTTTGCACGCATTATTGAGAACTTGAAATGTATGCGAAATGTCGTGCGTACTATCTATGTTATTTTTTGCGGACATTGTCATGACAAACTTAAAAACTTCTCGGAAAAAAACAGTCATATAGAGTGACAATATAGTACGTTATAGATGATATTCAATAACGTAGTACATGTTAATTATTTAAGCCAATTAGATACTTGTTTGATAATATTTATAATATGAGGTCTGGTGACGCGAATAACCATCGCTTCGCATAGAATAAGTATTGTCGCCATTGCGAGACCAATCATAGTGATTAGAATGTAACGAGGCCGTGCGTGTTTATCATTAATTCCATATTTGGATAAAAACGTTTCAAAGTTATTCTGTGCAATGACAATCGGATTTCCAGGAGCCAAGTATGTCATGAACAAACAAATGAACGCAGCCGCCCATCCGTATTCCCAGCTTCTTTTTTCGTGTGTGTCTCTTGCGATCACATAGGTAACCCCTAGTAGTGCAAGATAGTTAATAAATGTCGCATTTATGAAGCCATAGACCGTAAAGTTGCTTGGGTTATATAGGTATCTCAATGCGTTATATGTTGTCGGCCCTCCGTCGTACCCTAAAATGGTTGCCAAGATATCAACGTTGGGCATATAGGCTAAAATAAACTCACTTGGCACTTTATTTTTTATCATAAGGTACGGAATGATGATCACAAAAAAAATTATGTATGTAAAGAACCCGATGATATACTTTGGCATATTGTTGTCATTTGGAAAAATCCGGTCAGCTGATAATATGGTTCGTTTATCTTCGAGTTCTTGGATGTGTTGTTCTCGGGTAATCTTTTCGTGAGACTTGGGGAGAGGGGGTTGTTTTTTTTCTATTTGTGCCTGATTACATGTGCCTCCGTAGGGTGCAACGTCGAAATCGCTCGACATCTATATATATATATATTAAAATATGTGGATATTATATTATTCGTCAATTAAATATAAAGATTTTGAAAGTATATAAATATAATTATGAATAAAATCGCATTTATATCTGGAGTAACTGGACAAGATGGTTCATATTTAGCTGAACTTTTATTAGAAAGAGGCTATAAGATTTATGGAACTATTCGTCGAACATCATTTTTGTATAACAATACCAGATTAAAAGATATCGAACTCAAGATTAATCTAGAGTATGGAGATCTTACAGATGGTGCATCACTACTTAATTATTTTAACAAAATAGTTTCAGAAAATGAAGATTTTGAAGTATTTGAAGTATATAATTTGGCAGCACAAAGTCATGTTCAAGTGTCTTTTGCCATTCCTGAGTACACAACACAAGTCGATGCTGTAGGAACACTTAGACTACTTGAAACGATCCGTTCTTTACCAGAGAAGTATAAAAAAAAGGTACGTTTTTATCAAGCAGGAACAAGTGAAATGTTTGGGAAAGTTCTTGAAACTCCCCAAACAGAAACAACCCCATTTAACCCCCAGTCTCCATATGCTTGTGCCAAGGTGTATAGTCATTTTTTAGTTAAAAATTATCGTGAAGGATATAATATGTTTGCTTGTAATGGTATTCTCTTTAACCATGAATCTCCACGACGTGGTGCAAACTTTGTTACAATGAAAACTGTAAATGGTATTAAAAAAATCTTAGAACAGGAAAAGGAGATACAATCACTTATTATAGAACAGGAACAAGATAATAAATGTTTAAAAGATGACATAGAAAAATTAGATTATGTGTTGACACTTGGAAACATAGATAGTCAACGTGATTGGGGACATGCAAAAGATTATGTAAGAGGTATGTGGATGATGTTACAACAAGACGAGCCAGATGATTATGTATTAGCAACAGGATATACATGCAGTGTTAGACAATTTATTGTGAAGTCTTTCGAAAAGTTTGGTAAGACTATTCAATGGGAAGGTT